TCCAAAGAGGAATTGCCTGGCGAACAGATTCCTCAATAGGATATACCAGTCTCTTATTGTTTTCAGCGACTGACGCTATGTTTTGGAAATTAAACTGTGCCATTTGTATCCCTAAATAATTTTATGACTTATAAAACCAAATTTCTACCAAAAAAGCCTACAAAATATATAGGTGACCACGATAAAATAATTTGTCGCTCATTATGGGAACGAAAATTTTGTAAGTTTTTAGATGAAAATGTAAATATTATCAAATGGTCGTTTGAAACCCTAAGAATACCCTATCTAAGTCCAATAGATAATGAAGTCCACATATATCTTCCAGACTTTATAGTAGAAAAGAAAAACAAAATGGGGACTATAGAAACCTTGGTTGTAGAGATTAAACCATATAAACAGACAAAAGAACCAAAAGTCGGCAAACGGAAGTCTAAAAAGTCTCTCATAAATGAAAATATAACTTATGCTATAAATACTACAAAGTGGCAAGCTGCTAAAGAGTTTTGCGATAAACATTCTTGGAAATTTGTAATTTTAACAGAAAAAGAGTTATTCGATGGCAATAGGTAATATAAGCAAAACCGTTCAAGAATTTAGAGAAAATGCACTCAAACGCGGTGGTCCGCAAATAGCAAGTTTCTATGAAGTTGTTTTGTCCTCACTCGCAGGAACCATAACATGCTATCCTCTGAATATTATTATTCCTGGTAGACAGTATGTCTATTATGAGCATGATTTGTGGGGACCATCCAGAAAAATACCATACAAAAGAGGTTATACCCAGTGTCATATGTCATTTATGATATATCAGGATTGGGCGGAAAGAAGTTACATTGAAACATGGATGAACACTATAATAAAACATCAAAATGTTTCTGGAGTTGGATTTAGTCCAAGTGAATCTAATAGTCAAAATTTTGTAGATAATCCAACAGATCTATCCACCCTGGCGGAATGGAGTGCTAGGGTCGCGACCGCGTCCGCGGCCGCGGCCGCGAATAAATCAGACACCCTAGGGGGGGTAGTTGCAGAAGCTGTTGGAGATGTGAGGAATTTATTTGGAGGAAAAGGAGATGCGGCATTTAATTTATCCGACTACGAGGATTATGTCAATTACGCATCTGGTATTGGAAGAGTAGTCATAAGATGTATAAATTCACAAGATAAATCAAAAAACAACTTGGAAATAACTTTAAAGGAAGCATATCCAGCAGCAATAAGTCAAATGAGCATTGCGTCCGATGGATCAGGATATCCAACATTCAATGCCACATTCCAATTCAAAGATTATGTATATTTACAAGGATAAAAATGAAAGAATTACTCAATACTATGCGACAGTCAATGCCAAGATATAATATTGTCCAGCCTTCAACTGGAAAATTGATAACATTCAAACCATTCACAGTAAAAGACGAGAAAACATTACTTATAGCAAATCAGACAGGTTCCTATGAGGATTTTCTAAGCACTCTTGCTGACATTATAGACAATTGCTTTGACTTACCAACACCATCAAAGAAACTTCCACTGTTTGATATTGAATACTTTTTTCTTAAACTTAGAAGTAAGTCGGTAGGTGAAGTCGTTGAACCAGTAATAATATGTCCAGAAACCAAAGAATCCATAAAAATAAACCTCAATATAGATCAAATTGAACCTATCTTTGAATCGTCCCACTCAAACGAATTCAAAATATCCAACGAAATCTTAGTCAAGATGAAATACCCATCTCTTGAATCTTTAATTTATAACAAAAATAAAGATTTGGACTACTTTGATCTATTGATTGAGTCTATTTACTCTATTCAAACTCCAAACGAATTAATAGAAGCATCAACAGTATCGCAAGAGTACCTAAAAGAATTCGTAGAACTTCTAACATCAGCACAATACAAAAAATTAATTGACTTCTTCAAGACAAGTCCCCGTCTGGAAACCGAAGTAAAATATACAACCTCAGATGGAACAGACAGAGTTCTAATGTTAAAGGGACTCCGAGATTTTTTTCAATAAGCCTCAGCCACACAAATTTGAACAATATTCTACAGATGAACTTTAATCTGATGTATGTTCAAAAACAAAACCTAGCGGAAATCGAAAACATGATACCCTGGGAACGAGACATATATGTGGACCAAATGAGGCAGTATATAGAAGAACAAAATCTTAAGACTATGCAGTCGAGAGCAGAAATCTATGGAAGATAATAAAAGAGAACTAGCAAACCAAACATTGGGAGATACTTTAGGAGCAGGGATTCTTTCGCTTGAGAATGCTGTTCCCGAAAACTATGTCACAATACCAAGTCCTATTACTGATGCTTCTACAGCAGACCCAGGCAATGTTGTCAATAATTTTAATTTGAATGTGAATGTCGCTGGAGGTGGGGGTGCTGGTAGGAATATTGAAAACAAAGCAAAGTCAGTAGTTCAGAATGCCTTGTCGAGTACTTCTCCAGAAACAATAAAAAAAAACTCAGGCAGGGAGCATTACGATACTTCAGGTAACTATATTAGTCATTTCAATTATCTTGAAAGGGAGAATGAAAAAACCAAGTTTGAAGCACGCAATGATATGAATTTTTCCGCTGCTTCAAGTCCAAAACCTTTCAATGCATTGAAATTGGAAACATTCACTACACCAACTCAAGGAAACTACACATATACCCAATCTCCGCTCAAGGATAGAAATCCCCAAGTGGCAGAAAGGTATGAAGTATTGAAAAATATTTCATACCTTTCTATGAATATGAATTCAACTATATCAAATATGTCGCCACAGAGCTCAATAGACAAAACGACCAATACCACAATTCAGGGTGGAAATGTAATGATTGACAATTCTACGATGAATCAATCAACAACTCAGACTCTGAATGAACTTTTAACTCAAACTGCATCTGCGTCTAGACTAGAATCTAAAAGAGATTACGAGAGAATTGAACACATGGCAGATGCGGATAATCTCCAACAAATTCAAGAAGAAGATTTTATTGAGGGAACAACACCATTATTTCAAGACACTGAAATGGGATCGTATACAGCAAAGGCCCAACCAAGAGAAATTGATCATATAAATGAAGTACAAGATCCTCATTATTTTTTTACAAATAAAAACAACCCTCCTAGTTGGAGGGTTGTTATAGGATAATGGAGAAAAATGTGCTTAGTTTTCTGCAAGCTTCTGAAAATAACTCAGAGCATCAGACTCGTCATCTACATCCTGTTCAACGGGTTTCTTTGACTTCAGAGAGGGTTTCTTCTCAACCATCTCCTCTGCCACATCTTCCGCAGTCTTCGCCGCGTTGGGTGCTGTAGCACGAACATCGCCACCAAGGACTTCTTGCATTCTCGTCTTAAGTTCGTCATACGACTTAAAGTTTGAAGCATCAAGGAATGGTTGAAGAGGATGCATTGAACTGAGAATGCGATCCAACTTGGCAGTATCCTCTGAAAGAACTGAAGGGGAATCAAACTCAGACTTGTCGTAATTTGTGAATCCACCAACCTTACGAATCTTGATTCGGAAGTTTGCACCCTTCCAGAAATCAGTAACATCTACCTCTGGTTCATCCTTAAATTCAGGTTTTACCGCTTCCTTAATTTTTTCATAAATCTTGACACCATACTTGTATAGAAATACCTTACCCTCATTCTGAGGATTTGATGGATCCGATACAATATAAACATTTGAGATATAAGTCAACTTGCGTTTACGAATACGCGCAATATCCTTATCCGACTCAAGACCTGAGTTCCAAAGTTTATTATTCAACTCACCAACTGGATCCTTCTGACCAATGGTTGTCAGAGAATTCTCAATGTACCATCCACCTGGTCCTTGAAATGCATGGTTGTAGATCTGCACAAGCGATACTTCCTCTCCTTTAATAGGAGGAAGAAAACGAATGATTGCAAATCCGTTACCAGATTTATCCTGTTCTGGTCGCCAAAGGCGATCATCCTTGTAACTATCTTTGGACTTGGTTTGATCTTCCATCTTCTTGATGAGATCCTGAATGCCTTGGCCAGATAATGACTTCTTCTTAAGATCGTCTAGATAACCCATATAACCTAACTTTCCCCAAGGATCTACCTTGGACTAAATTACTAAGTGGGAACTCCCCACTTCTGTATTATACCATAAATATACCCAATGTCAAGCAAAGGGTAGTTTGTTTTTAACCTTTGGTAAAAGGTTTAATTCTCTTCCTTCCTGTTCTAACTTTTCCAATAAAGGTTGAGTTAAAAGTTTTGGAGCAAGGGAAAAATCGTAACAATATTCTTCAAAATAATGAACAACCGCATCAATATATGAAGAATTCGTTTCTAGTACATAATTCTCAATTCGTTTTGAGAAATCTTCTTTGGTTACTTTGAATATCATGTTGATTAGTATACCCTATAAAAAATAATAGTCAAGCGTTAGTATATATAATTATAAAAGGATTTAGATATGCCAACTCCATCAGGGTATTCCGCAGACAACATTGAAATAACAATTGCTACTGGTACAGCAGTAATTGCCACCGACTACGGTACAAGTGGAGATGGATTTACTGCATCACATGCTCAAATTTCCAAATTAACTTGGGGCGATGCTAGTAACACATATCGTGTTTCCGAAGCCTATCCAATGCCAATTAAGATTTATGGCATAACTGGTTCAACACTTCCAATCAGTGGAACAATAACTGGAACTGGAGATTTCTTTGTTAGAACAAATCCAACAATACCACTTATAATTCGAGGTTCAACCTTCACCACAGATGCCCCAGTAGCAATTACAGGTTCAATCCAGGGTGTCGCTAATGGTGTTGCAGTTGGTGTTACTGGTGTTGTCAGCATTATAAATCAAGTTGCAATATATGGTATCAGTGGTGCAACAGCAATTGCCGTAACTGGTGGTAGAAGATTATCATCAACTACCGATAGTGTGACTGTATCTGGAAATGTAGGATTGAGTGGTGGTCTTGCTTTGTCAGCAGGAACCAATTCAGTATCTGTATTTGGTCCAGCTGGATCTACATGGATTCACGCAAACATTTACGCTGGAAATACCGCAGTAGGCATGTCTGGAGATGCAATTAAAGTTGCAGTCACTAACGCAGGATTCACCTTCAGTGTTACAGTATCTGCAACAACTGGTGTAACAAATTCTGGAGGTCCACTACAAATACAAGGATTCACTGGTACAGGTAATCCTCTGACAATCAAAGGTAGTCTTGCTGGGGGTGCTGTAGAAATTGGAGCATTTACAGCGGTTCCCGTTGGAATATCTGGCACTGTATCAATCAATGACGATGATCTAATCGCAGAAATAGATTCATTGAAGACCAATATCGGTGCTGTTGCCACAAATGCTGGATATGCTCTTGATATATTAAATCTGATAAACTCTTCTGGAAATGGTGCTAAGGTTGTAGTAAATTCAATCAATAGACCAAGCAAGATTGTACACGGTCAGAAGTCTATAACTACATCTCCAGCAATCATGGGAACCAATAGTCTTAGAACTGGAGTTACTGTGAAATCACCAAATAACAATTCTGTTGATGTTTACATTGGCAGTTCCGTAACCGTATCATCTACGACTGGTTATATCTTAAGTCCAGGTGAATCAATTTATCTTGAAGTCTCTACTCTTGGATCATTGTTTGCTAGAACTGCTACTGGAACTGCTA